CTAAATTTACAGAGTTTAACCACTCTCCTGTGCCATCTGTTTTGTCAGAAAATCTAATTTGATAAAATGCTAAATCAAGATCGCCAATAGCTGTCCAAGATAAATGTGCATCTTGACCTGTAATATTACATGATAAATCTTGAACATCTGAGGGTGGCAAAATTGCTCCCACGATTTGTCTTTGTGCTGAAACATAACTTGATGATACACCTAAAGTATTTACTGCTTTTACTCTTACATCATAAGTTTCTTGGTCTATTACATTTAAAACTCTGTGATTAAGACCTGAGCCTTGTGCATATATAATAAAATTAGAATCTGAACTTAATTTATATTCTACTTGATAAAAATCTATAAATGAATCCGGAGAAGCACCAACACTTACATCTAAAGCTACAATTACAGTTCCATCATTATATTCAATTAATTGGTCAGATAAAGTCACACTTGCTGGTGCTTGAACTGTAAATGGATTTGGTAAAGTAGTTGATGGAGTGCTTGATACTTGACCTTTTGTAGACCAAGTATAATGAGATGCTTGGTATTCCACTAAATTAAGATTGATTGTATAATCCTCATTAAATGTCATTGAAAGCACTCTAAAAGCTTTACTTGAAAAACCTAAGCTAGATAAAGTGACATTTACAATATCTCCTATATGTAATTCATAAGCTTTAAATCCACAGTTAATACTAAGACCTAAAGACTCTCTTGATCTTCTTAAAATAATCTCAGCCATTTCTTCAGCTTGATATGTTGAAGTTATAGTTCTAAAATCAAATCTACCCTCTAGCAAAAATCCCCCATCTGCTGATTTCATTGTTGCGTGTTTATCTTCGTTTGCATATCCACTATCGTCTATGGCTGGATATTGAACTTCATTAACTTGATAGTTTCTAGCTGGGTCAACGTATGAAACAATAACTCTATTATATTTAGAATTTTTTGTAGGAGAAGCTAAAGCATATCCACCTATAATATCATCTTCTGTTAGTGATACTGAAGCTGAGCCTGTTGTCTCAATAACTAATTTATATTTACCTTGAACATAAGGAAGATAACCTCTCATACCTTTTACAATATCTCTTACATTGTCTAATACTTTTTTTGATGTATCTATAACAGCATTACAATCAAATATATTAATATCGCTACTACCTGAATATGGTGTGACCTGTGTGACGCAAACTTGTGAAGCATCGTAAAAACTTTGTAAATCTAAACTTGATGTAGCAATACCTTTTCCATATCTTTCGTTTCTTAAATAATCTAATAAACAAAAAGCTGGGTTTGTAGAAAAAGATGCAGTTTGTTCTGATAAATTAGATGCTAATGTGACAATTTTTTTACCTTTTACTTTAGCTTGAACTTGTGGAATACCACCAAAGACATCTTGATTCCATTTAAACCTTAAAGCTAAATAACAAATACCTCTTAGTCTATGATTACTTCCCCAAGATGATAGAGGTGTTAAAACACTTGATGCTACTTGATCGTCTGTTCCCATAAATGCTTGTATCTGAATATGACTTGTTGAATCTTTGTAAAAAACACTATCACTACTTGCTACTTCTCTTACTGTGCCATGTGTTAATGCACCATCAAATGTGACAACCTTATCATCAACTCTAATTTCTTCTATTGAATTTACCTCTCCCTCTGAAAGTGCTAAAGCGACATACAGGTAAGTATTATCTGTTCCTGAAGTTTCAATAAAAACTCGTGTACCACCGACCAATCTTTCCCCATAAATAATTGGCAAACAGGCATTGTTAGATTGTTTGTTAAGTAAAATACCTCGTTCAGTTTCTTCAAAATCATTTGTACCAAAGTCAGGAACATCAGGCTTTATTGATCTTGAAAATAACCAACCAATAGCAAATACTCCTAAAGCAACATAAGGATTAAAAGTACCATTAAAAATACTAAAAACAGAACCAATTGCTTTTGAGCCTTTGTCTAAAATTGTTTCTACTACTCCACCCATAACCAACTGTCCTTTATAGTTTGTTTCATAATTTTTCTAACTTTATTATTACTATCTAATCTAATCCAATGTATCTTTTTATTTAATCCTAATAATTCTGCACTATTATTTTTTAACCAACTCATTATTTGTTTAACATTCTTTGTAGCAATAAAATCAATATGCAACATAATATTTCCACATTTCCAATTTTTTATCAATCCTGTCTTTAAAAAATTTTGTTCTATTTCTTTATTAACTAAAGCCCAATTAACAAAACCATAAATACCTTGTTTATCTTTAAATATTTTATATTGGTTAAGATTTATAGATGGCAAAATATGATAATATAATTCAGAATATGTATTTTTTTTATATTTATCAAAGCTATGATACAGGCTAATAATATTATCAAAAGTTGTCATTCTCTACCCCATTTAATATCTAAAACAGTTTCACTTGAATAATCCATACCAACATCTGTACTAAAAAATCTTTGTTGAGAGGCATTGTTTGTTTTTCTACCTGATTTTTTATCAAAGTCTGCCCAATGAGAAACTACAATTAGTTTAACATTTGATTGAGTTTCTGTTTCTGAAATTTCAAATGTATCTATATTTCCTGAGTATAATAATATTGGGTCAGCTATAAGTGAATTACTTGAATTTAATAATCCTCTATATATTTCAACAGAATCATTAACTATATTTTCATTTAAAACTGTTGATATAAAAGTTTGGTCTGCACCTGATAAAGATAAACTTAGTGAAGTCTTTGTAATATCAACTTGTTCTTCAAATGATGACCCACCTACTAAAAATGCAGAAGCTGTATATGTTCTGCTTGTTCCTGATATTGATGATGTTAAAGGAAATCCACAATCAGTAATAAATATAGGTGTTGAAAATCCTATTTCTATTAAATGAACAGGTCTAATCTGACCTGTTAATAACTCGTTTTTTAGTGCTGTCGTTAGTGTTCGTGCCATGTTCCTCGTAATATGTTCTAGTTATAGCTTCTGTACCTTTTAACATGGTAAAATTAAATTTGCTATCAGGTTTTTTATAAGCTTTTAAATCGTTTGTTTTTTCATCAATCTCATCTTCATTAACAATAACAGTAGCTTCAAAGTCTGCACTAATTAAGTGTGTAATTTTGTATTTTTTCATTAAAGAGTTTCTTCAACATCCAACTCAAATTGATATAATAAATTTCCACTATTATCTGCACCTACAGTACCAAACTCTTGAATATCGTTAATAAGATGGACAGTAAATGGAACATTATCATAAGTGACAGCAGAATTATTTGTAAGTGCTGTTATAAGTGGTGGCTCTATTGTTATCGTTGCTTCATTAGACCCATCTGCTGTTGCATCTGCAACTACCATATAAACTTTAGTATGTGATGCAAACTTAACAAAGTCTCCAGCTTTTAAAGTTCCTGTCATGCCATCAATATCTATTGTAGTGTCTCCTACTGCGTGGACACCATTAACAAGAACAGTACCACTTACATTACCTCTAGCATCCTCTATTTCAGGTGGTATTATTGTAAAGTTTTCTTTTCCTGATCTTTGCTTTATAATAAAAGCCATAAGTTCTCCATAAACATCTGATCTTTTTGCTGTAATAATTTGTGCTGTAAAACTAAATCTTTGATTATCAACCTGTCTTGCTAATTTTTTTCCTGATATAGATTTAGAAATAATGGTATTCTGTGTTGATCTAATACCAAGTGTTTGAAATTTAGATGTTGATATTGGAAATGCACCACTCATTATACTAACTCACTTCTTCCTTTTTCTGCTAAAGCATTGTTTATTATTCCTGTTATCGTACCTCTGTTCTCTTGTAAAGCATCACTAAACCCTCTTGAATCTATTGTATTAATTGTAAAGTTCACATTAACTGCACCACCACCTGTACCTCTAGCTGATTGTGTTATTTGACCTGATGAGTTTGGTATAAATAATTCAGCACCTCGTTCTCCTACAACAACAGGCTTACCTTTTGATACTGCTCCACCATTTGCCATAAAAGGAAATCCACCACCTGACCCACCTGTAAATAAACTTAATACAGCTTGTTTTTTCATCTCAGATGTTTGTCTTTGTAATGATGCAACAATTAAACCCTCATCT